GACGGGCTTTTGCTGTTTTTGTCCCAGCTGTTTTTATCTCATAGGCGCGCCCCCCTGGTTTCTTCTTTTAATATCTGGTTTTATGCTGCTATTAATGGCATCCCTAAAAATTCCAACATTAAAGCGCCTGTTGTCTTTTTTTAGTTCATGTATTAAGTCATTAGTAAAGCCGCTATTGATATAAATGCCATGTTCACCAATTAAGCGGGCTAACATTTTATAGTGTTTTTTAGTCATTTAGCCGCCTTTATTTTTTTTAATGTATCTTGTTTGCCTAGTGTATAAGCTATTAGTGAATGGTATTCTATACCTAATTCAGAACTATTTTTTAAATAGCAGTCTTCCATTTCATGATACTTTTTATTGTAAGTATCTTCTGCTTCTTCTTTTAGTCCTTGTATTTCATTTTCTAGTTTTAAGATAAGCTTATTAATATTCATTAATAGCCCCCTTTTTCTAGAATGTCCGCGACTTTGTCCAGCTCTGTATTTGTAAGATGCTTAACTTGTACCGCATCTCTTATAACATCCTGGACACCATCCCAGACAATTACGCAGCCCATTAATTCCAGGGCTTTTTTAAGTCCATCTATATAAGCTATTTCTCTATAATATGGCATATAACTTTCATAATTATAGGCGTCTTTTGCTTCCGCTTCTAGCTTAACAAATGGCTGCTTGTACTTTTTTTCTAGCTTGTCAATGCTTTTATTAATTTCTCTGCATATCTTAGCTATCTTTTTTCTTCTCATTTGCTTTGTCCTTTTATTATTAACAAATTATTTATGTACAGGTGTAATAATTGTAAAGTCATTAAATCTTTTTTTGTCCCCGCATGCATGCCCATAAGCTGTACAGCTTCCGCAAATGCCAGGGCAAACAAATACTTTTTTATGTCCCATTTTGTGCGCGCGTTTTCTTATATCTCTTTTTTGCTCTTTTGTCATTTTGTGCGGGTTTATTAGCTTATCAATTTGAATGCTTACAAATTCACCGCGGACAAAATTATAAGTTTTCATTATGTCTTTAAGATTATGGAAGCGGCCGCCGCTGCTTAGGTTTAAAATAAAATTATCTGGAAAGTAATTAGCCCCGCGTTCTTTAATGGCCTGAATAAACAATGTCCAGCTTTTGCTATATGCATAAGCTTTAATGTCTGGGTGCTGCTTTAAAAAGTCCATCCAATTATATAAAGCGTTTAAATCTTTAAAGTCCCCATCTGCGTAAAGTCTAAAATCTATATGCCCCTGATCTTTAATTAGCTTTTTTATTGATCTCTTACTTTTATGATCTATTAATGCCTGGTGTATTATGTCTGGGCGTTCCTGTTCTATTATTGAATTTATAGCCCATCTAGTAAATGGCGCTGGAAATCTAAAACTATTTAAAGAGTAGCAAAAAGTTAGGCAGCTGTCTGCGCCTGGGCAGTTGCTTATTGGTGAATTGGAATAATTAACAAATGGAATTTTAGAATTATCTGCTGCTAATATTTTAATCTTCTTATCATCCAGCACTATAAACCCATTATTATATAAGTCTTCTAATCTGTGCATATTGTCTAAAAAATATATAAAGCTTTTGATGTAGCCCTGATGCGTCTGCTTAGCGCCCTGAACAGATAGCCCCGCTTTTGCTGGGTATTGCTCTAAGTATTCAACGCATAGAGCGCGCGCAGTTTTATAATCTCTGCGCGCTATTATTTGATTTAATTTTATCTTATTAGTTTTAAGTGATAAGTCCATTATTCACATCTTCCTAATATATAGATAACATAACCGCCCAGGAATAACCAGGCGCTTATAGCCATTAATATAATACCATTAACAAAATTAGGGTGCGCTAGTGTTGCTTCACCTGTTGCTTGTCCTGTTGTAGTAATTAATGCCAATGCTGTAATGCTTCCAATAAATGCAACCAATGTAGTAGCATAACTAAAAGCTTCTGTAATTACTCTAATCTTAACATGTTTTTTTAATCTCATTTTTAAAGTCCTTTTTATTATTAATATCAATTAATAGAATATAGTAAATATTTTGTTTACATGGTATAAAATAATAAAGTTTTTATTTGTCTTAATTTACAAAAAGGGAACTAAGCGGAAATAGCCCCCGCCCCCCCGCTTCTGTGCCATCCTGGCAGCCCCCCCGCTTTTTTCTGTTTGCTTCGTCTGGGGTTATTGCGTATAATATGCATTATGTATAACTAGCAACCCCAACACCCAAGGCGGCGCTGGGGGGTGCGGCGTATTGACTCTTAAAATTTTCAATACCATTGTAAAGGAAGTGATGACATGTCAGATTGGGAAATGCTAACTGATAAAAATAGACAAATGCTAGAGGACTCAGTTGATCTGCGTCAAGAATTTGCTCATAAGTTAAAAGTCTTTCAGAGTGGGTTAATCCCAGAGAAAGATAGAAAATGGCAGTTTGCTGCTCATAAAGCTTATGATGAAATGTCTTATAGGGAAAGACAGGTTTTCAATAGAAGACTTAACCTCATGACTTTTCCCCACATAGCAGAGGGTTTAGATATATCAGTCAGTAGTGCAAAAACATATTGGCGCAGAGCATTAATGAAATGCGAGAAGTTTTTTAATGTAAACTAAAAATATATTTAGTGAATAGTTAATTAACGCGGGGGGATTTATGCCTTATCATAAAAAAAAGAAAAAGAAAAAAGGTAAGAAAAAATAATGAAAGTGAAAGCACCCAGAGGGTATCACTTTATGAAAAAGAAAGGCAAATTCAAATTAATGAAAAATCCTAAAGGTGGTTATAAGAAACATAGAGGATCATCATTAACTATGAATGTGCCAGTAGTGAAAAGACATTCATGAATGTAACTAAAAGCACAGCAAGAAATTTTATACCTAAACGCTTGTTTGGGATGAAGAAGAAAAGCATAAAACAGAAATTGAGAAAATTTAATGCCAAAAATATTAGACATAGATTCAAATAAAGTAGAATTATTAGCCAGTTTTGGATGTAGCACAGTAGAGATTGCTAGATTCTTTGGTTGTGATGAATCTACTATCAGAAAAAAATACAAATCAGAATTACAAGCTGGTAAAGAACAGATGAAGATTAAACTTCGTCAGCTTCAATGGAAGCACGCAGCATTAGGGAATACTGCTCTTTTGATTTTCTTAGGTAAACAATATCTTGGACAATCAGAAAAACAAGAGGTTGATTTTAGTGGAAACTTAGAAACAATACTAAAAGAATGTGGATATGTGGATAACCCTATAAAAGATGCTGAAAAAGATACTGAATAAAAGAAAGCTTTGGAGTCTGATAGATTATGTCCCTACACAGAATCAATTAGATGTTCATGATTCTACTGCTAGATTTAGAGTAAATATTCAGGGGCGTAGATCAGGAAAGTCATTCTCTGCTGCGGCAGAAGCATTACCATACTTGCTCACCCCTAACACTAGGGGGTGGGTGGTTGCTCCTAATTATGAATTGTGCGATAAAGTTGCTCGTTTGATAAAAGAATATGTTATCTTGCATTTAAAATTACCTATTGCAGCTAAAAAAGAAATTTCAGGACAGATATATTATTTAAAACTACAGGGATTGAATAGCGAATTGTGGATTAAGTCATGTGATAACCCAGATTCATTAGTTGGTGAGGGTTTGGATTGGATGATTATTGACGAAGCTGCTAGAGTAAAACAGATTGTCTGGGAACAATATCTCAGACCAACTCTATCAGACAGGGGGGGATGGTGTCTTTTTACAACTACCCCTCTGGGATATAATTGGATATATGATTTATATGTCAGAGGACAACAAAAAGAATATAGTGATTGGAACTCCTGGCAGCATCCATCATGGGAATCACCATATTTTAAGGAGAGCATGGATGAACTTAAAAAGACACTTACAAAAGAAACTTTGGCTCAAGAGTTTGGTGCTGAATTTACTTCTTTTGCGGGTAAGGTATATGATTTTGACCGCAGGGTACATATTAGAAACCATACTTATGATCCCGATTTACCTACTTACTGTTCTATTGACTTTGGTTTTAGAATGCCTTGTGTGAATTGGTTTCAGGTGAAGAAGTCTGAAGATGAGGATGGCATGGACACCATTTATGTATTTGATGAGATATGTCATGAAGAAAATGTAAAAACAGAAGATTTAGCAAAGATGGTATGGAATAGAGGTTATGATGTTCATAGGTATTTTTGTGATCCAGCTGGCGGCGC